CTCCGGGTCCTCGGCGCCTTCCGGACCATCGCGGTTCGGATCGGACGGCTTCCCGGGCTTGTCACCGAGTGAATTCATCGGAACGAGCGGCTGATCCAGACCGGGCAACGGATTGCGGTCCTCCAACTCACGGGCCTCGTTTCTGGTAAGCCAACCTGCCGAGATACCGCTGGCGTATGCGCGGTATCGGGTGTTGATGTCGCCACGTTGCATGCCGGCCATGTTGAACTTCGGTTCAACCTTATCGCGGGAATCGTCCATGAGCATTTCAAGGCTCATTTCCCAAACTCGGGCAATCGGCACCATCGTGTTGGTGATGAACTCAATTCCGAGCTGCTCGACAGTAAACGTCGACTTGGAGTTGTCGCCGACCCGGTGAGGCGGGACCCCGAACAGGGCCGCAATTTCGCCGCGGGTGTAGTTGCGCGACTCGATGAATTGGAACTCGGCCATGGTCATGGTGGCGCGCTCGAGCTTCGCACCTTCCTCCAAAATCATAAGGTTGCCCGCGTTGGCCCCGCCAGCGTTCTTTTCCTTGAAGTCATCCTTCATCGCTTGGCGGGTCTCAGGTTTAAGACGACCGGCCACGGAGATGGCGGTGCCGATACTGGCACCGTTCTTGAGCGACGTGGATGCATGCTCCGTCGCGCGCAAGGCGTTGTTGAACGTCTCCATTTGGTACTCAATGACGCCGAGGCCCCGGTCGCCGTCCGTAGAGGCGCCCATCAGATGCCAGATGTCCTCGGGCCCGAAAATCTCGGTGATTCCGTTCTTGCCCGTGACTTTGAACCTGCGGTCGCCGAATTCGTCGCGGAACGGCACGACGCGGTCGGGGTTGATCGGAAACAGCTCAACGACACGGCCGCGCGACACGACCTTGCGGCAGTACGCATTGCCCCGGAACGTCAAGCACCACTGCAAGTACCATATCCACGTCGCGAGGGTCATGCCGCGACACGGCCGCTTCATCAGGGCCGTCATCCAATGGTCGTCGGCAATATCTTTGTTGCGGCCTTCACGCCGAAACATGTGGAGGGGGAACGACATCATGGCATCAGACAAGACCTTGCCGCAGGTGTAGGCAGCAGCAACCCTTGCCACTTGGTCGGTAGTCAGGAGCCCGCCACGCCAAGACCCGCCAGACGCCATTGCGGCGAGCGCAGCTTCGATCTGTGCAGGGTGGGTGATGCGCTGATGCTCGGACTTCCCGAGAATCGCGCTCACCACGCTACGCATATATTGATTTACGCTCATCGTACACGCTCCCCTGAACAACATCTCGGTGGGCGACGGACATTGCCATGATCAGAGCAACCGGCCCGTCGATCTTTTTCTTCGCCGTTTCCTTGGTAGGGCGAACGTTTTCCTTGTCGTCCATCTTCGCGACCACGTTTGACATCATCCACGCCATGCACGGGTTCGCGTCGTGCTCGATGCCCCCGTTTATGATTAGCGTTTCCAACTCTTTCATGGGCTCGGACATCGACAGATAGTTTTGGCGAACTTCGATGGTCGGCAGTTCCAACTCATTAAGCTCGTTCACCAGCTTTGCTGCTTGGAAAGGGTCGTATGCGATGTTTTGCACGTCCATTACCGAGCAGAACTCGATGATGTCGGACTTGATGAGTTCGAAGTCGGCGGTGTCACCTTTCGTGACGACCAGCGCGCCTTGTTCCGACCAAGATTTGTATTCCGAGTTCCCGTCTTCTTCAATTCGGGCCTCCGGAACATAGTAGCGCCCGAAAGTATACCACTTCGTGCCCCGGCGTATAAGTAGCTGAAGTGCGGCGATATCTCGCCTCGAGGCCAAATCGAGGCCAATCCAACAAACGTCAGTGCTGAATTCTTCTTTGTCCATGCTCGGGTTTGCGCACGCGTCCCACTTCTCGGGCATCACCCACGCCTGTCCGGAGTTCACCCACACGTTAAGGTGCTTGGTTAAGAACGCCGCGCGCTTGACCGGGGACTCCTGAGCCGCCTTGGCCTTGATTCTCAGGTTCATCGGGTCGACCGATATTCCGAAGTTGGGGTTGGCCTTTTGCCAGACGTTGGGGTCGCGCCAGTCGTCGCCCTTGTCAATCGTGTAAATCACGCAGAACATGGCGTCGGCCGCGTCGTCCGTGATCGTGCCTTCGAGAATCTTAATACAAAATTCCCGCCGCTCGTAACACGGACGGCCCAGATCGGTGCCGGCCGTCGTGATCACCCACACGAGGGGGTTCTCTCGGGCTCCCGTGGCGGTCTCGATAACATCGATGAGGTCGGAGTCCTTATGGGCGTGGAACTCGTCGATCAAACCGAAGTAGACGTTCAAGCCGTCGAGAGAATTGGCGTCTGAACTCAGAGCCTTAAAGATGCCGCCCGTATCTTCACACACGATTGAATGTGCGGTGGGCTGAAGCCCGGTCCTGTCGCGCACTTCTTCGTTGTTGCGCAACATCTTCTGAGCGTCTGCGAACACAATCCGGGCCTGATCGCGGGTGGTTGCGGCGCTGTATATCTCGGCGCCATACTCGCCGTCCAGAGCGGTGCCATATAAACCAATGCCGGAAGTGATGGTTGACTTCGCGTTCTTTCTCGGGATTTCGCTGTAGGTGTCGCGGAACCGGCGCTTGTTGGTGCCGGCCCAATAGAATCCGAACACGTTGGCGAGGATGAATATCTGCCACGGCTCTAGGCGTATATTGGTGCGGGCCCACTTGCCCTTAATGTGCTTCAACTTTTCGATGAACAGACATATCGACGTGACGCGGCCATGCCTCATCTCCAAGTCACTGCGCTTCAAGTCTTTGAGATACCGCTGACAGGCCAGTTTCACGAACCTGCATGCAACAACCCGGTCCGCCAGCACATCTTTGGCGTACTCGATCGATATCTTTACAAAGTCCCGGTCGCTCATGTGTTCAGGATTTTCGACCAGTCGTCCTTGTCCGGCGCCGGCTTATTCGGCGGGAGCCCGACCATGAACAAGTTGAGTTTCGCGCGGGCTGCTGGGGTGAGGCCGAGCTGCGCCAAAAGGTTGGCAATTTCTTTCGCCAACTTCATCGGGTAGAACACCGCATGCCCGTTCGGGGTCCGCATATCGCGGCGGTGTTCACAGTACAGGCCCCACATATCGCAGTACAGCTCAGCAACGCGCAAATCAGTCTGGCGGATCACGCCAACCAGCGCAAGGGGCTTGATGACGGTGTCCCACTCTTGGCGGGCATCCTCATTGAGCAACCCTGCCGGCGTGGCCAAGTCCCGCTCCGTACAGATAAACGACGGAATGTGTTCGCCTTCCTTCGGGATCACCGGAGCCGGCAGCCCGGCCGCCTCGGCCATCTTCTTGGCCTTACGTTTGGCCAAAACGGCGTGGTCATTCTTCGGGTGGTATGTTCCGCGAAGCTTCTTGATTTCATCTGGCACGCGTCGGCCAGTATTGTGCTGGGACTTGACGTTCCCATGCTTGCCGGAGTTTTTGCTAACTGCCATCTTGTCGCCTATTAGCTATGGTGGTTAGAGCAGTTTTCCTGCTGTGGCAGGGCTTGCACAAGGAGCACAGGTTCGAAGAGTCGTTGTTTGTAGCGTCTTCGTCGCGGTGGTCAACCTCCGTGGCAAATCGATGGACTATAGGAGTTTTCTTCGCGCAGTGTTCGCAGAACGGGAACTCGGACAGATGGGCCTCACGCAAGCGACGCCACGCCGTGCTATTCGTGGCTAGCGTCCTCTCCCCCCTCTTCACACCCAACACCGAGCGGGGGCGGGGGCGGGTCGGACGCAATATTTCGCTGCGTTTTGGCATCGTGTATATACTTTCTCACCGCGTACTTATCGCAGTTCGATTGTACCACCGCTGCCTCCAGCCTGAACAGATACCCCATGATTTCAACGCCGGTCGTAATGGCGCCTTTGTCCACCACCACCGGCTGGAGTCGGTGGGCCTGTGGCTCGATCACTTCAGTGATCTTTTCCGGCTTCGAAATCTCTTTTTTGCAAGATGTCAATAACAGCGGAAGGCAGAGGCCCATAAAAGCAATCGCCACTTTTCGCAGCATCATTCAATTCCTTCAATCGCTTGTTGATGTTGGCCTGCCCAGCGGCCACCTCTCGCGAACGGCTTATGGCGTCGGCGGCCAGTGCCTCCATGGCGGCTTTGTGTTGGGCCTCGGTTTTGCGCATCGCCTCGGCGTGGTCCAGACGCTCTTGACTCAAAGCATCTTCGGCTGACTTGGCAGCCGAGCGCGCAGCCTCCAGACCCTCGATGGCGTCGAGCCCCTCGCGGAACTTGAACCCCAAATACGCCACGGCCGCAGCCCCGATGAGGACTGCGGCCAATTTCGCATAGCCTACATATGGCAAATTCATGCGACGCCTTGGTGCTTCCACCGCCGGTACATTGCGTATGCCGAGATGCCGAAGCCAATCATCATGATTCCGAGCATCACCATCCGGACGGTCTGTCCAGTATCGGGGCCCATGGCGTTCATCTGCTGGGCCGCGTCGATGAACATCTGCCCGGCCAGACCGGAGCCACCGGCTGCGGCACCGGCCGTTTCGACCGTACGCAATGGCTTGACTTCCGGCTCCACTCCGGCGAGACGCAAGCCGGCATCGACCACGTCCTTGGGATACTTGTGACCGGCGTTCTCGAACGCAATGATGGCCTCCACAAGCGGGAAGAGGTCTTCGTACCGGTGCAAGTCAAGCTGACCAAGCGCACCCTTCGGGTGGCGATTGCCGACATACGCAATATATGCGTCAGTGTCGTTCTCGATTGCTGGGGCCCAGCGACGAACCACGTCGGTGATAGTGTCGATCTGGGTGCCATCTTCCGCGACTCGCTTGTCGTGGTAAGTGATGAGGGTGACAGCAATGGCGCGGATGCCGTATCGAGGCTCCGTGAACTTCACAAAGCTCTTGTCGGGCTGGTCGGCGGCTTTGCCCTGCTAGTTCGCCTTGCTGTGGCGGATGTTGCCGGGGTTGTTGTTACGAATTCCGCGAATGTTCGCTGTTGACATGACTGGCCCTGCCCATCAATATTGATTCCATGGTGGCCAACCTATGCAATACCGGCTCCACCGCCTTTTGCACCGCCTTCTCGACATCGTCCGCAGTATGGTACTCGCGGGACACCTCGACCCTGAATTCCACAAGCATCTTGAACAAGGCCCACACGGCAAGAATGACGCCGCCGATAATGCTGGTTAAGATTGTTACCGCGATACCAAGAATCCACAGAACAATCTCAACTTGCATGTGTACCCCCGGCTCGAATAGGGCCGCATTATATCACGGCCCATGGGCAGGAGGGTAGGCTCCGCGTGGAACATGGGCATTTAGACAGGGGTGTGATGGGTCGCGCCCCCGCGTGAGGCTCGTGGAGCTCCACCGATATGGGGGGAGGGTAGTATCACAGGTATCACAGGTATCACAGTATACCTCGGGACCGCGCCGTGCCGCAGTGTGCTGTGTGTATATTACACCTATGCCTCGTGTATCACAGGTATCACACGGAATACCGCTCGAGGCATATCCCGCACACCTTCGGCCCACTGTCAAGATATATCGAGAATATTCTCGTGTGATACCTGTGATACCTCCGTGTATACTCCGTGATACCCCCATACACACGGATATGCCGCGTGGAACATGGTATTACAAGACCCCCATTTATCCGCCAAGCTTAGGCCGTGCGTTGACGAC